TTGCAAAACGAGACTGGAAAGAGTCGAGGTATAGTTGCTTTGCATTTGGTGGTTCTTCGGTTGGGTTAGGTTGGTGCTCTATAGAGGATGCGATATCCTGGTGTTTTGCCGTGGCGAGCACCATTAGATTATCCACGATGGTATCCATTTTCGACTCAAATTCAGAGAACAATGGATCTATTGTCACATCGAATGAGCCGGTGTATGGCTTGCACATTTTATCGAAGTCGATCATTCCGATCGTAGACATATCTGGTTGAGGATGTGGCTGGGATGGTAAATCTTCTGCGTTTGATTTTACCATTAGGTCTTTCAAGGAATCATCTAGCTCCTCAACTAGTGTTTCCTGCTCTTGCTTGCGTATTTTACTAAGGAGTGCAAGCATCTCCTCTTTTAGGTCACGTCCGGGTGTGTAGATCTTGCCATCACATGTTGTGACGGTTTCTATTGGTCTTTCAAAGGACGCAGTCTTTTTCAGCTCCTCTGCTGCCAATTTCTTAGCAGCTTTCTTGGTGGTAGCTTTACCCTCTGTGGTAAGAAACGCGGTTGGCGTTTCCACTTCGAGGTTACAAATCCACTCACCATCTAGGGGTGTGTAGGATTCGTCGTAGTGTCCATGTAACTGGTGACGGTTTAGGTAATCGTTCAACCATGAAGTGGCCATAGTGAAATTTTTGTTTGTTAGTTTCGTATTGGAATTAACAGAATAGATTTTATTTTGATTTAATGGGTTGCCAGTTTCCTGAAAAACTGGAGAATTTTCGAAGCCTAGTACATACATTCTGAAAAATTGTCTGTAGTGGGTGTAGCTGTACATTTCAGGCGTTAGATTGTAATGTCTGATTAATTTCAGACATCGCGCTCTAATCTCATTGAAGACTGGTTCTGGATGAAGTGATGCTTCAAACAGAGCGACACTAACATTTTGATTTATCTTCTCAGGGGTTTCTTCGGTAACATAGAAAAGGCTAGTTTCAATCGAGGATCTTTTGAGTGCCGGGTACACGATTCCATCTTTTACTATATACTCCCGGGAGCAAAATGAAAGTGCTCCGTCTTGTTTCGCTGGAGTGAGTCTAAGATTAAACAGTGCGGCGTCTTGCTTTAAATCCTCAAATGTGATTCCTAAGTCCATGCGTCTTATGCAGTCATCACCTAGAATTTTCATAGTGACTCCTGTCATGATCTCATCGTACGTAGGTACACGTAGATTTTCCTGTTCAAACTTACGAATGAATGTGTACCAAGACGTCACATGCACACAGAAGCAATTTAGCATTGTCGTTACATATGAACCAGACTCATTACCACCATTAACAGTGTAAAGATCTCCGTCCATATTGTGTATCGTAAAGCTAAGTGTTTGTGCGATAGCTTCTTGAACTTCGGGTGGTTTGTTGTATAGTGTGGTGCGCACGAAACGTTGGATCAAGTCGGTAGGGATGGTCTTGTCAAGGCTCTCAAAGTCGGT